GGGGGGCGACGGTAAGAAGGAGGCGCCCGCCGCGATAATCTTTCTTGTTACTCATTGCCGCCACCTCCGACGGGTTCCGCCGCCTCCGCGCTTTCGGGGAAGCGTTCGTTCCCGATTTCGTTATATCTTACCTTCAGGGCATTAAGCGCCGCGTCGTAGGCTTCCCCGCCCTTCAGGCTTTCAAAGCCGAGAGCGGCGTGGATGAGTTGCATCGCGAGCTCAGCGGCGGCGATTTCGACGCCGAGCTGGGAGTTGACGACGATAATCGGAACCGCGTCCGCATCGTCGCCTTCATTCGGGAACGTGATGCAGGAACATATAGGGGTTCCTTTGTCGTCGTACAGTTCGGGCGCGAGCGCCGCTTCGTATTTGGCATCGGGGTAAAGCTCCGCGAATGCTTCCGCGACCATATTCGCGGGATCGTTGGTGTAAACTGATTTGAATTGGTTACTCATGTCGGTCTCCTTATTTGTCGTATTTGATAGGGCACCAGCGCGGCGCTGTCTTGACGGGAAGCTCCGTGCTGTGCCGTTCGGTTCTCGCGATCAGGCGGGCGCCTGCGTTTACGCTTGCCGCCGCCGCAGGATGTGTGCAATAGAAGCGGTTCACACCGCCGTTGCATTGCTCGAATTTGCAGTTTTCGCAGTCTGCACATTTCATTGTTTCCGATTTCCTCCTTGATTTAAGGCGGCGGCTATTCTTGCCGGCACGACGACGCTGTAATTGCAGACGTCGCAGCACGTTCCCGCAGCGATCGGTTGTGCATTGTGTCCGTACTCGGTCTTGATAGCCGCGCCGCATATAACGCATCGCCGCGGGCGGCGGGTGGCGTTAAATTTCAATATGCACCTCCGAACCGTCCCACGTCGCGGATCCTTCGTCGGTATCGACGTGCTCATCGTTGCAGGAAAGCGTCAAAACTATTCCGAAGCTCTGCCCTGCGGGAATGTCGCGCGATAAGCAAACGCTGGCGATTTGATTGACGGCTTCGTCTCTCACGGCTTCGAGATCCTCGCCTTCCGTGAAGTATTCGACGTCGCCGCCGACGTGGTCGCTGGGCGATTCGTCCGCATTTGTCGGGAATAGATTATAGAGCGATATGTCAGCCCGATATTTGCGCGGAGGCGACTCGGGAAGATCATCGGGGATCTTTACCTCGTCGCCGGAAAGAACGCTCTTGAGCACGGTATTCAGCGCCTGCTTGTATTTGCGGCTGTTGAATATCACGACCGACGTATCGGGGATGCAGGTTTTCCAGAGCTCGTCGACAAATAGATCCGTCGCCTTCTCGATTGCCGCGGGCGCAAACTGGGCACCTTCGCGGAAAGCGTGAAGATATGCGTTGCCGACCTTTTCGGAGAGCTTGATCATTTTCTTCATGAGCTTCGCGTCCATTTTGAAGCGAAGCGTGGATAGAACGCGGGTAGACTGCCCGACGCTGATGAGTATATTGCCGATCTCTCCGTTTTCGTCGACGGTGTAATTTTCCGAATCGAACAGGCTCATCTGCGCGTTGGGTGTGAACTTTACGCTCAGGGGGTAGTTTTCCGTCAGAATCTCGACGGCGAAGTTTGTCTCTTCGTTGCAGAACTTTTCGAGTGCGGCAGCCGCCGCCTTGTAGTCGCTTTGTGCGCTCATTGGGTATATTCTCCTTTTTCGTTGATTTTGTCGGTCTGGAAGTTCCAGATCCCTTGTTGTCCTTTGGCGGGAATGAAGAACGGGAGCGGGTTCACGCTTTCGAGCTTCCACGCATACCGTCCGAGCGTCCAGTCGCCGAAGGCTCTTTCTTCCGCACTTACGGACGCGGCGAATGCGGGCGTTATTTCAATGCAGTCGGTCAAATTTGCGATCGCGATCACTTTCCCGAGCGGCAGGCATTTCGCCCGCAGGTGCCCGATATTCTCGCTCGTAGAGCCGAGTGGAGCGAGCGCCTTCTCGATCTCCCCGACGACGTCGTTATCGAGTATCTTGTAAACGGCGGCGGGCGACTTGGCGGCGGCGTGGATCAAGAGCGGGCCGCGATATTTCGTCGCCCAGCCCCGCGTTTCATATTGCTTGGCTTTAATCGCTATAAGGCTTGCGTATGGTTGCCATATTGACAGGGTTTTCACGCTTCGGTTCCTCCCAGTAGTGATTATTTTCGCACCAGTCCTTGATCTCGCGGATCTTCTTCGTCCAGCGCAAATAGAACCGTTTGCCGTAGGGGTTTGTCGGGATGTATTCCCCGCGCCAGCCGCCGCAGTTGGCTTTCAGATAGAAAGTGCCGTTTTGTCCGCGGGCTTCCCAGCTTGTGCTCGACGTCTTTTCCCATTTCATCCCGTTGAAAGGTTGTTCTTTTTTCGTTTCCATGCATTACTCCTCGAATTTAATGTCGTCGTCCGACGTAGGCGGCGGATCGGGCTGTTCCGGCTTATGATAGAACTCGCCGAAGTCGAGCGGGTTGCCGCATTTACTGCAATAGTGCCATTCTTCGTGTATTCCGCCGCCGCGGGCGGGATCCGTTTCATAGCAAGCGCAGAGATTTGTGCCGCATTTGGCGCAGTCGAAAACGATCAGCTTGCCGTAGTTGTGAGTCGTAGGCGTTTCGCGCGTCGTCATAACCTTCATTCCTTTCGTGTTGGTCTGGCGTGTAATATTGAGAGAACACTCGACTCCGCCGCGGTAGGGGTTTGTTTGTTTTTTCATACCGTTGCTCCTTGAAAATGTTTTTTTGTTACGGCGATCGGGAACTCTTCGATCTCGCTCGCCCAGATGCAGGTGCCCGCGCCGTTCAGGCGTTCCCAGATGAGCGGGAAGCCGCCGATCCCGTCGAATAAGCTCGCCATAGTGGCATCGCGTTCGTAATTGGCACATAAACGCTTGAGCACCCATTTCCACGGCGGGATCGCGATTGAATTACCCAGCGCCTTATACCTTGCCGCGTCCGTGGTTTGCCGCGTCTTGCCTTTCACATCCACCCATTCGCCGATGTCCGTCCAGCCGTCCGGGAAGCCCTGCAGTCGTTCGCATTCGAGCGGCGTCAGGCGGCGGACTATGTAACCTTCGGCGCCGTCGCTTACCGCCGGGCGGTCGGTGGTGTTCAGGGTGTAACACACGCCTTCCTTGACGCCTTTTCCGTTGCATCCCGATTTTTCCGTGCGGTCGATTCCGTTGCCCTGCAGACAGTATGTAGGCTTTTGCGTTACGACCGCCGTGTAGTCCGTTATGCGGTCATTGTGGTCGCCTGTAATAGTCGGAACTATTTCCCCGTTGCCGTTTCCGCGAGCGTCATATACTTCGGCGCTGTCTTTCACGCACACGGCGCCCGGACCTTTTGAAACAATCGTCTGAATAATTCCGTCATCGGTAATACTCGGATTGTATTGCGCGTTAATTCCCTGATTGAACGATGCGCGGTCTAAGGCGTAACACACGGCGGCGCCGCCGCCACCCGAAGCACGAAGAGCTTCGGCTTTGTCGATTGTCGGGTTTGTTTTCGCCGTGATGCTGTTGGTGTAGTTGAAGCCGATCGGCTTTTGACATACTGCGATATGCGGCTGTATTCGGATTGTTCCGCAGCGTTCGGTTTCGGCACCTATTCCGCGGGATCCTGATCCTTGCAAATAATCAAAGCCGATTGCCGCTCCAGCGCCGCCTTCAATATCGGCGGAAGATCCTTGCCGCGTCGTTCCGCCCGTCTCAGTACGCCCTGACACGCTGTTGCCGACAAATAGTATTTCGGGAGCGGTCGCGCCTCCAAAATCTGCGATAAGTGCGATGCGACGGCGACGCTGGGGGACTCCCCAGAATTGAGCGTCGAGCACCCGCCACGCAACGGAATACCCGTCGCCCACGATCGCTCCGCTTGTTCTCCAGAGCGTACCCCCCCCGCGTGAGGTCGAGGAACATGGGCGCCTTCGTCGACGATTCTGCAGATTTCTTCGAGCACGGTGCGGAAGTCCTCGCCGCCGTTGGAGCTGAAGGCTCCGGGGACGTTCTCCCACACAAAGTATCGAGGTCTAATTTCATTTGCTCCAGCATCTTGGCATCTCCTTCGCATTTGCTTGATTATTCTGATTTGCTCCATAAACAGCCCGGAGCGGGCTCCGTCCAGCCCTGCACGTTTCCCAGCGACGGAAAGATCCTGACAGGGGCTTCCGCCGATTATAACGTCGACGAGAGGGGCGGCGGATCCGTCTATTTTCGTTACGTCGCCGAGATGTATCATTTGCCGATCCTCCGCCACGGAAGCGGATCCTGACGGAACTCGGCACCCATTATCGAGCGAAGGCTTTCCTTCATAAACACGCTGATCTTGTTGCTGTCCGCCTGTTTTACGAGATCGCGCACCCAGTCGGCGGCGGGTTTGACTTTGCCTTTGCGGTTTCCTGTTTCCGCTCCGATAATGATCGCGTGGATCATTTGTGCGCCGTCTTTCAGGTCAATGGGTTCGAGCAACGGCTCTATGCTCAAAAAGTCGATAATTTCATTCTCCGCACGGAAAGCGTCCGCTTGCACCTGCGTCGTGATAGATTTCCCGATATACAGGTCGAAGTCTCCGTCGACTATTGCAAGTGCGGCGCCGATCTTCTTATTGAGTGCGGGCAGGCTCGTCTTTGTCAGGGCGATATAGTCGTGTTGCGGGTTGTTCGCCATTGTCTGAAGAACTTCGACAAGCCATTCATCCCGCCAGCACCCGATGTCGCTCATGCTGTCGATAAATACCGCGCGGGGCTTTTTGCTTCCGAATTTTTTCAAAACGTCGGGCTTGAACTCGGGCTTTTCCCAGTTCTCCACATAATGGAACCGTTTATTTTGCCGCCGTGCATAGCACCATTCGCAGCCGTTAGGGCACCCGACGACGGGGTTCACGGTGCTGTCGCACCAGTCGATTCTTGTCTTGTTCATTCTTCCGTCTCCTTGAAAATGTCTGCAATTTCCGCCGCCGCAAGCTCTGCACCGTTACGGATGCATTTGACGTCCCGCCGCCCTGTAGTCTGAATATATCGGCGAACGATGACGTCGACGTACTTCGGGTTCAGTTCCAGCATAGCGGCGCGGCGCTCTTCATACTCGGCGGCGATCATCGTCGTTCCGCTGCCACCGAATAGATCCAAAACGAGATCGCCGACGGTGCTGCTGTTTGCGATTGCTTTTCTTACGAGATCCACGGGCTTCATCGTAGGGTGTTCTTTCGACCGCTTCGGACGCGGGACTTCCCAGACGTCGTCTAAGTCGCGACGATTGCAAAACGAGCTTTTTCCGCTATTGTGCCAGCCGTACCATATAGGCTCATAGCGGCGGTGGTATTTGCTTCGACCGAGAACGAAGGTGTCCTTTGCCCAGATGATCGTCGCGCTCCAGTGATAGCCGACCGCCCGCAGGCATTTGTCAAGAGTGGGCCACTCGCTGGCGCCGAGTACGCAGTAAAGATCGCCTTCGACGTTGTCAACGAGCTGGCGGGCGAAGCCGCTGACGAATTTCTCAAATTCCGCTTCGGGCATATTGTCGTTGAGCATACCTTCGCGCTGGCGGTGCTTCGGGTTGGAGCTGAGTCCGATCGCGACGTTCCACGGTGGATCCGTGAAGCACATCGCCGCCTTCTCGCCTTGCATAAGCGCCGCGACGTCGCCCGCATTTGTGCTGTCGCCGCAATAGACGCGGTGCTTGCCGCAGATCCATAAGTCGCCCTTGCGCGTTACCGCATCCTTTTGAACTTCGGGAAGAATTTCGTCGGGATCTTCGGGCAGGCTTTCCGTATGAACCGCGTCCGAGAAGGCGGCGGAAAGTTCGGCGTATTCGTCTTGACTGTAACCAGTCAGATCGAGAGAAGTGTCGGTGCCTTCGATTGACGCGAACACTTCCGCGAGTTTTTGCATATCGGGATCGGAGAGCTCGGCGATGCGGTTGTCTGCGACAAGATCCGCCAGTTCGTCGGCTTCCGTTGCATAGTTCTGATAATCAACCGGCACTTCGTTCAGCCCTGCCATTTGAGCCGCCAGAAGCCGCCCGTGTCCGCGAACGATAAGCCCGGAGCGAGTGCTGACCGTGATCGGGTTGCGCCAGCCTGCGGCGCGAATTATGGCGCCGAGGCGGCGGAGCTGTTCGTCAGGGTGTTGGTTCGGGTTCTTCGGGTTCGGCTTCATATCTGCCGTCTTAACGATCACGTCGTGCGAGCAGTAGACGGGAACGCCGTCGGCGGTGCCTTTGGGTTTTATTTGGTCGTTATTCATTGCCGCCGCCTCCGTTGTTGCTGTTGATCTGCACCTTGTTCTCGACGGTAATCGTTTCTGCCCGATTCCCTTGCACGACGGTGCTGTTGCTGATGTTCTCGGCGTTGCATTCGATATTGACGACTTCGACACATTCGGGCGCGATGCAGAAGGCGCCGTCGCTTTCGTACTCGCCCGCCGCCCAGAGCTTTGCAAATTCTTCGAGCGGCATCTTGCTGTAGAGTTCGTCCGTTTGGTGCATCGTTTTCATAACCGCCTCGTCGGCGTCTTTTTCCCAGTCTAACAAGTGCGGCTGTTTGTGCCCGTCGTAAGCCCAGAAGCCGAAGGTCAGCGTGTGCCCGTCGATAGGAAGCCCTGTGCCTTTGACCTTTGCGCGTTTGATAATCGGATCCTTCGGGGTTGCGTTATTCATTGCCGCCTCCTTCCGCGAAGCTGACAATGCCCGCGATGCATTTGTCGCGATCGTTTTCGGCATCTTCCCGATAATTCTCGGGTGCGTTGCATTCGCGATCGTGAACGCAGATCTTGCAGCAGTCCATTCCGCAATCGTAGAGCTCGGTGGCAAGTCGCTTGACCGCGTCCGAAGCGGGTGCGGGTTTGGGCTGTTCCGCAGCCGCGTCGAGCTTTAAGGTGTCCGAAAGGCGCTTGATAATAGCGTCGGCTCTGGTGGGCCCGATGTCCGCAACGGAGAGGAGCGTGTCGCGGAACGCGTTCAGCAGCGCGTTCGGGGCGGCGGCTTTTTGTCCGGCTTGAAAGCCTTTTATGTAAATATTTGAGACGTAAGCGCTCAGTTGCTCGCGTTCCATGCGTTTGATCGCTTTGTAGGTTTCGCGCTTTAATAAGTTGCTGGTGGGTTGTTGGTTGTTCATAGCTTTCTCCTTAATTTTTCGATTTTCTCGCCCAGACGGCGACGTTCTTCCCCGTGCGGGGGCTTTTGCGTTTCCCGATTACTTCGACCGCGCCCGCTTCCTTGAGCTCGGTAAGCCGAGGAGCGACGAAGTTGCGGTCAAAGTGCAGGATCTCGCGGCGTTCGATAAGCTCGTACACGATTTCGTCGACGGTCATCTGCCTATTGCCGAGAACGTCGAGTATAAGCGCGCCGCGCTTGCTGGCTTCCGTCGTGATCGCTTCGTAACTTTCGCGGCGGGTTTCCGTGGTTGTGTTGTTGCTCATTTGGATTTCCTCCTTTTTAGATTTCGGTGTTATTTTGCGGGGCTTCATTTCCCCAGCAGTCCCAGCCTTCCGCTGCCGAACGGGCGAATAGCTCGATCCGCGGCAGATCGCCCATAAGCTCCACGATGCGATCGCGAACTTCGTCGGGCTTTTGGCTGTGTTTTTGTAAAGGCGTCATAACAACGCTGTGAACGGATGCGCTGACGCGCTTAGGTTTGCCCTTGATTGCAAGCAAGCATATTTCCGAATTACTTCTCGTCCAGTTCCCGAGCCCCCAAAAAAGCCCGTTGCCTCGCTTGTTTTGCTTTACCCAGTTGAAGGCGATCGTTTTATACTTGAAACCCCACGCGGCTATTAAATCGAGAGCTTCTCGCAGCATCGGGAAAGTTGCCCATAAAAACAGCGCACAGTCGTCAGCTGCTAAGCACCCCCCCCCGTTGCCGATGGGCATATTTTTGAGATCCTCGATCGACATCGTTCCGTAATGTTTGTCGGCGGCGGCACGGGTAGCCTTATTCTGATAGCCCCACGGAGGATCGGCGTAGATGATGCTGTATTTTTTTGACGGGAAGGGGATCATTGCGGCGCCGCCTCCTTCGATTGCTTCTCGATGCTGTCAACGATGCGGACTATATTCCCCGCCGCCTGTTCGAGTGTCGCGACTTCTTTGCGGCGTTCTGCGAGTTCGCCCTGAATATCGCCTGCATAGAACAGGAGAGCTTCGCGCACAAGCGGGGCGTCTGCCATAGGGATGAGAACGGCGGACGCGGCGGGTTCCGCAGTTGTTTCTTCGGCTTTTTTCTCGCCGGGCTGTTTTCTTTTTCGCGGAAGAGTGCGGGGATCGATTCCGCCCTTGACGAGTTCTTCCCTGATTTCTTCCGGGGTGCAGAGGTTCATCTGCGAAAGTATGACGATTTGCTTCTTTTTGTCGGCGGCTTCTTTGTACATCCGCACGATCTCGTGAGTTTGCATTTCCATGTGGTTGATCTCCTTGATTGTTTACTTACTTGCTATTTGATCCTTGAATTTGTGCCCTTCTTGGTTGCCGCAATTCGGGCACTTGCCTGTTGTAATGAGCGGCGCCCACTCATGACCGCATTTTCCGCAAATCATAGGGCGGCAAGCGACTTGATCTTCTCGAATAAGCCCCAGCTCAACACACGACATTCGACCGAATCGACCGTTGCGCCTTCTCTGATTAAATCGTGCCATTATTGCCTCCTTTGTTTATTTCGTTGACGTCGAGAATCCCGTGCAGGATCTTCACGACGCCGGACGCGGAGGGGATCCTATACTCGGCAATGTCGGGCTCTTTTACATATTGCCGACCGTAGACGGCTTTCATGTTCTCCCAGACGTTCCACGGCACCCTGTAGAAGCGGTCGACGCCGAAGCAAAGCAGGACGAAGCAGAGAGCACCGAGTTTTTCGTGTCCGCGCAGGTCGTCCATTTGCTCATCGGTCAGGCGATTCCGCGTGAAGCGGTCGGTGTCGGTTTGCTTCGCCTCGAAGCGTACCGATCGCCCGCCGTGCATCGTTCCGCAAAAATCAACCTGCGCCTTCTTGGTGTAGCAAGCAAGGAACTGACCGTTCTTGTTCGGCTTATGTAGCGGCTTCATCGGCTCGGGCGTTTTATCGGCTTTCAGAAGCCCGCGGGCTTCGTGCCACGCAAGCGAAGCGCTGATCGTATCTTCAAAAAACGCACCAGCTTCGCGGGATCGCGTTCCTGCCGTCATTCGGCGGTATTCTTCGAGCGTCATATTCACGGCTTGCCTCCTTGACCGCCGCCCGCCGCCTTGATTGCGTTCACGATCGGCGTGAGCGAGTTAGCCAGCAGGTCGATCGCGGGGTTGAGCATCGAAACGAGCATATCGTGATAGACTGCCCGCGCCGCTTCGGTCATCTCGGGGTGGCGGTTCGTTCTGATCTCGCCGTCGTAGATGCGGATGCCGTTCCTGACCGCGAGCGCGATTTCTTCCTGCATACCCTTGCTGGGTTTATCGAGCCCGAACACCCAGATCTCCGAGCAGAGAAGCAAAAGCTGTTTGCCCGCCGCCATACCTTCGGCGCGTTCCTTTTTGTTGCTGTCGTCCGACCAGCGCGTGAAGTAGACGTGCGGGGCGATCGGTATGTAGCCCGCGGCGAACGCGGCGGCGCAGTAAGTGAGCGCGTTTTTCGTGTTCGTCTCGGTATCTCCCTTGTAGGGGGAGCAGATATAAACGAGTTTTTTCTTTTTCACGGTTTACCTCCTTATTTCGTGCGCCAGCTCTCGCCTGTCGTAACGATTACGCCGCACATTTCGCGGAGACGGTCAATGGTCGCGTCCGCAGTTGTGGGATCGCCTGTTTCCTTTGGCGTCAGGCGTTTGATTAGATCCGCCTCTGAGTAGTTGGTTGTGATAATCGTCGGCATCAGGGCTTCGTATCGGGCGTTGATAATCGCGTATATTTTGGCGATCGCCCATTCGGTAGCCTGTTCTTTGCCGAGATCGTCGATTATGAGCAACGAGGCGGCGGTGTAGGCGTCGAGCACGTCGGATGCGTCGTAATAGCTTCCGAATCGCTGGCGCGCGTCCGTATAGGTGGACTTGATCCTTTCCAGCAGGTCGATCATCGTCATGCAGATGACGGGGACGCATTTATTCATGAGCTTGTTCGCAATCGCGGCGACGAGGTGCGTCTTGCCCGTTCCTTTCGGGCCCGTAATGAATAGCCCGTTCCTGCCGGGGTTCTTTCCGTCCGTTGGGAGCTTCTCCTTGAAGGTGTCGGCGTACTTTTGGCAGATAAACGCCGCTTTTTTGTTTTCTTCGGTAAGCTCGAAGGTCTCGAAGGTTCTGAGACGGAAGCGGGCGCCGATCCCGCTCGCGCCGACGATGCGGTTCACACGTTCTCGGATCTGACGGTTGCGTTCTTCTTCCTGCTTGCGACGTTCTTCGGCTTGCCGCTCTTCTTCTTCGCGTTTCGCCTTCTCGATCGCTTTCGCGCAGCCGCAGGGTTCGGGCGATTTCATCCAGTGAATCGTCGCGCCGAGCGTGAAGCCGTAAGCGTAGAGCGTCTTGCCGCAAAATTCGCATTTTACAGGCGGAGGCGGCGGATCTGCTTTCGGGAACTGTTTCAGGCGGTCGGTTTGGTCGCCGTAAACGGTGTAGTCGTTAATCTGCCTCATGGAAGCCTGTTGTTGCGGGTTGGTCTTGGCTTGTTCTTCCATTTTGCCCTCCTTCTTGATGCCTTACCTCGGGAACCTCGTCATCCCAGCGTCCTTGATTGAGCCACGTCGTCGGATGGGGTATGTAAGCGCCGCCGTCTTTTTGCCATTGCGCGGTTTGCTTCTGAGCCATGACCGCCGCCATGATCTTCTCGACGAGCTCTGCCGACGGCTTGAGCTTTTTCCAGACGTCGAAGCATTTCGTTTTTCCGACCTTCCGCGGATATTCGTTCCAAAACGCCGCAAAGGTTTGTTCGAGTGATTCAGCTGGTGCGGCGGACGGTTTGGTTTGGTTAGGTAAGGTAGGGTTATGTTGGTTAGGTTTTGTTTGGTTATGTTGGTTAGGTTGGGTTAGGTTAGGTAACGACGGGGTCCGTCCGCGTTCCGTTGGCTTTCCGTCGGAATTGTTCGGAGTTCCACGCTCGCGCTTCGCTTCTTCGGCGGCGGTGCGCTTTCGCTCGCGGTCTTTGGCGCGCCGTTCGAGCAGTTTGCCCGCGTATTCGTCCCAGTCGTGAAGAGTGAGATCGTCGCCCTTCCTGTCGATAAAGCCCGCCTCGATTAAAGCGTCGAGAAACGCCTGCGCGTCGCCGTTCCATTGAGCCGCCTCCGCGATTTCGTAAGCGTCATACCGTGCGAGACTGCCGTCCTGCGCGAAGTCCATCGCCCACCACCAGAGAAAGTGCAAATACCCGACGACCGCGGGGAGCGCCGTCCCCGGTTGTTCGGCTTTCAGGAGCCGCGTCAGTTTGAGCGCTTTCGGATGCCTTCCGAGCTCTTGGTGGCTTTCGATCCATGCCATGTTGTTTCCTCCTTCCCCGCGTCAGCGCGGGAGACTGATGTCGATATACGGCGCGATGCCGTTCGACCGTTTGCCGTTCTTTTCGCCGCCCGCGGTGGGCGGTCTCTTGTTTTTATCGGGTGCATCGTTTTATCTCCCGATCGGTTGCTTGAGCGAGTCGTAATAGCCGCAGATTTCGTCGTATTCCTGCCGCGTCATAAGCGCGGGATTCGTTTTGTCGTACTTCTCGAGAATACGCGCAACGGCGTCTTGTTCCGTGTAACCCGCCGCCTCGGCTTTCCTGTAAAGTCGCTTCATTTGCGCGTCGGAAAGCGGGCGCGGCTCTTCCTTGCCGCCCTGACCGCCTGTTTGCGGGCTGTTTGCCGCGTTTTGGGCGTCGGCGGGTATTTCCCCGATTCCGTCGGTTGAAGCCGTGTGCGCGATTTTAGGGGCGTCAAAACGGCTGGCGAAGAAGCTAAGCAAACAGCTCCGCCACGCGGCGGCTCTGGCTTCGTTTGCGGTGCTTTTGCTGGTGCCGATTGCGTGGATCTCCGTGTGCTCGGTTTCGGCGGCGTTGTCCGCGTTGATAAGCAGGAGCTCGAGCGTCGATTCATACACCCAGAGCGCGACGTTCGATTGCGTGAGCTTGTGCACCCTGCAGAACTCGTCGGATCCGTTCGCGTCTTTCCGTGTCGCCTTTTCCGAAACGATCCGCCAGTCAATGCCGACGTCGGTCAGGAGCGCGAGAAGCGCATCGGAAGGGGTTACGGTCAGTTCCGCCGCCTCCGCCCTGATTTCGGAGAGAGGGGCGATTGCCAGCAGCTCGTTAAGTTCCGCTTCCGTGAGCTCTTTGGCAGCTATGCGAATCATCGGAACGCCCGCCACCTGTTTCTTGATTTCGAGGATCTTCTGCGTGAGGTTCAGCTTCTTTGTGGCGGGACGCGCTTTTGAGCCCGTGTTTTGCGCTCTGTGCGGTTTTTCCGCCGCCGCGTTCGTTTCCCTGACCGCAGGCGGTGTGAGCGATTGTACCGCGTCCGGCGCGGTATTTTCGGCGATATTGTTCATTGGTTCGTTCTCCCCGTGTAGATTTCGACGACTTCCGTGCTCGGAAGCGTGATTTTGATCGTTTCGCCCACCGTTTCAAAGGTGGCGTCGCCCGCGCCGAATACGACGCGCCCGCAGTTGATTTTGTCGCCCGTTGCTGTTACAAGTTCGAGCGGAACGAGTGAGAAGGTATTGCTGAACACGTCGAATCTGTCGCCGTTCTTTGCGTAGTACGATCCGCGCAGGTATGAAGAGTCGACGTGAACGCCGACAATTTCGGCGCCGCGCTCGGGGTCTTTCCATTTCCCGCCGCCCGCGCAATGAATGCGAGCATCGTGCTTCAGTCTTTTCGGGATGATTTTCTGCGCGTCGCCGATATAGAAGCCGAGACGGCTCTGTATGGTTTCCTTGATAGATTTCACTTTTTTGTTGCCTCCTTTTTGGCTTGATTTCTTCGGCTTTGCCATTCCGCGAACTCTTGCTGGATCTTCGGATCCTCGAAAGCGTTCCGGACGCTGGCTATGAGCACCGTCGCCAGCCGTTCGCGCTGGTGCTTCGGTATTTTGTCTGCGATTACGGTCGGCGCGTCGTTCATGTGCACCTCCCGCCGAGCAACGTCTGCATCCTTCGGTTGAGACGGTTCTCGTACTTTTGGCGGGTGCGCCTTCGCTGTGCGTGGTGCATCAGGTGCCACTCTTTTGGTGTTGCGATTTCGCGAAGCGTCGCCGTGTAGTGGTATCTGATAGATCCGCAGGCTTCGCGCACCAGATCGGCAACATACGCGATCGCCCGCGCCGCCGATTCGATTGCCGACTTAAGCGTTTCGAGATCGATGCCGTTCGCGTTCGCAACGTCTGCCAGCCGCGCGGCGTCCGCCTGTTTGATGATGGGAAAGGCTTCCCTGATTTCCTGCTCTGTGATCATTTCGTTTGCTTCCCGCTATAATTTACGCAACACCGTTCCCAAAAAAAAGAGACGGATCCAAATGGAAAGTTTCGCAGAGCTTGACCTGTTCGGTTATGTAAAAATCGCTCCCACCGTTGAGCTTCTGCTGTACCGTTGCTTCGGTCACACCTAATACGTTAGCAACATCTTTATACGTCAGCCCTTTACCCGCAAGGGCATTCTTAACTGCCGTGTAAGGGGGATGTTGCTGTTTTGTGGTCTTGGTTCCTGTTTTCATGGTTGTTCTCCTTTAATTTTTATTCGCTGATCGCCTTTTGGCGGATCCGCGTCGTTTCTGAATTTTAGCCGTACACGATCTCGTCAAAGAGCGCAAATTGCAAAGCTGCGTCCGCATCTTCCTCAATTTCGTCGAGCGTCATGCCGTTCTCTGATATATCGCGGGCAATTCCTTTGATGAGCTTCTCGAGCGTGAGATCCCACGTTTCGCCGTCATCCTCTATATCGTAGAGCTTCACGGTATTGCCTGCCAGAAGGAGCGCCACGCAGTATTGCGAAGCGGGGAGATCCTTCGGCGCATCAGCCCATTCAGGCGTCGTATTGTCTAATCCCACCCAATATGTACTGCAACATTCGAGTGCGGAAACGACCACATTCTCAATGTTCTCAGCCGTAATTTTCACGATTACCTGCGCTTCGTAGGTTAGCTTTGCCACATCGGGTTTAAGTTTATGTGTGCACCCGTCCGGTATAAAAATATCGCAGGGGGATGTTTCTCTGAATTTTGTGCCGTCCATGATTTATCTCCTTAACCAGTCGCGAATATATTCGATATTGCCTGCAGTTTCCTCGAGATCGTTGGGAGATTCAGGCTCATAGCCTATACACGCACCATAGCACGGGTAGCAATAGCCGTATGTTCTGCATTCTTCGAGTGTGAGCTCGTAGATGGGTGTTCCGTTTTCGTATTCGATAACTCTCATTGTTTTTCTCCTACACTGTTTTACTCGCGAACCGCGGCAGGAACCTGTTGTCGAAGGTTTTATTTATGCGGTCGATATGATTCTGAATACCCACGAAGTCGTGAATAAAATCGAAGTCAGGCGCGGCAAGCCATTCTTGAAGGCGTAAATGCCAGTGCTTATCGGCAAGGTTTAAGTCGAGCATGGCGGTCATTCTGGTTCCTTTGCTAATTCCGAGCTTCTCGGCTCTCGTGCATATTTTCGCAAGGGTATTGAACCGATCCCAGTCCTCGCCTTTTTCTTCGCCCACCCGCTCGGCGCATATTTTTCCGTCGGCTTCGTAGACGTTAACCTCGAAAGGGTTCGCATCGCTTTCCGTATAGTCGCCATCTATGGCGTACCCGATCCTGATGACGATCTGCTTCCACGTTTCTCTGCCTTTATCGTCGCGGATGGGGCCCGTACCTTCCATAAGGGCGACGGTTCTCACGCCGCCCTTACTTGCCTTGTTGAATACCTGAATCGCTTTATTGATTGCCTGTGCCGTTGTCATGATTTCCTCCTATTAGTCTATAAATTGGCGAAGCTCGCCGTTTTTCATTTCGTAGAACCAGCCGCAGACATTGAAGCGGATGTAGTTCCAGTCAGTCGCATTGTAGAGGGCTTCGCGTTTAAGCTCGCCGACCTTTCTGAGCCGCCTATGGCGATTTATTTCGTAAGTGTTGACGGTGCGAACGATTTCGATTTTGTTAATATCGAAGCCGAACTCCTGATGGATGAGTTCCGCCGCCTCCGCATCGTTGAGAACCTTCGTATCGCCCACTTTTGCAAGATCCTGATATTCGGCTTCGGAGACGTTGCGGTCGTCCTCGTAGGGCTTCCATTCTTGTTCGCGTTCGACTTGAGCGGCAAGGCGCTTGTTTTCGGCTTCGAGCCGAGCGATTTCTGCGCGGGCTTCATTTGCGGCAGCCTTCTCGGTTTCGTAGTGTTGTTCGGCATATTGCCAGCGATCGTACATACTCAGAGCCCAGTCGTTTTCAATATTCTGCTCGGCGTCAGAGAAGCATTCCCGCAGGGCGGTTCCGACGTAGCTGTTCTCACCGAGTCCGGCGACGATTTCTTTGATCTTTGCAAGGGCTTCGCGTTCTTGTTGTTTTGTTGCGTTCATGGTTTCCTCCTCAATCTCCGATTTCAATGCTGTAGATGTTTACCGACTCCTGATCGTCGTCGGCGGGTTCCGTACAAATTTGAACCTTATGCCCGTTGAGCTTTCCCGAAAAGAAGAAGTTGCCTTCATGCTTTACGCTTCCCTCGTCGAGATGCAGGGCTTTTTCGATTTCCGTGGTGTGGTTAGTTACCTTCATAATTACCTCCGTGTTGACGCTTTGTTGTCGTCTTGTTATATTTTACGCTATGATTATAGCTCTTCCTTTTTCCTTTGTCAATAGTTTTTTCTATGTTTTCCATAGATTTTTCTTTGAATTTCATTGATTTTTTTATATTCTCGTTATATAATAGTAGGCGGAGGTTATAACATGAAGCAAAAACGAGTTATCGACAACAAGTTCGGTCAACGTCTCCGCGAGCTTAGAACCGAGCATTGCCTTACTATGGAGCAGTTTTGCGAACGATTTAATCGGCAATTTGGGACTAAGATCAGCAAGTGCACGATTTCCCGTTATGAAAATAGCGTACAGGAGCCGATGCTGAATACGGTAGAACTTATTGCAAAATTTTTTAATGTTTCCCCCGTTTATTTAATCGGGCAGACTGACGTCCGTAATATTGCCGAAAATATTCAGAACAGCGCCGTCGTACAGGGCAACACCGCGACGACGCTCATCGTTCGGAACGGCGGCATCGTAAAGCGCGAACTGAACGACAACGAAGTCGAGCTTCTCCGCATCCTTGAGATTTTGGACGTTAAGGGGCGCACGGCACTTATGGCTTACGCCTTCGAGCTCGAAGAAAAACAAAAACAGCGCACGGGGAACTGAGAGATGCCGACAAACGAAAAAAGGGCTCCCGCAGGTCGAAGCCTGACGGAAGCTATAAAAGAAAACTGCGGCGCGACTACCCTGCCCAGCCGCCGAGGTGCGCTATGATGCGGGCGGCTTTTTACGGGCGCTATTCCAGCCACGCGCAAAAGGACACTTCTATTGAGCAGCAGCTTCGGGAATGCCGCGAATGGGCGCAACGAAACGACGTGCAGATCGTCGCCGAATATAGTGACCGCGCTCTGACGGGAACGACCGACCGTCGCGAGCAGTTCCAGAAGATGATCCGTGACGCCGCGAAAGGACGGTGGCAGCTCGTTCTCTGCTATAAGGTTGACCGCTTCGCGCGTAACCGTTACGACAGCGCGACCTATAAGGCGAAGCTGAAGAAGTACGGCATCCGCGTCGTGTACGCGATGGAATCAATTCCCGAAGGGCCCGAGGGGATCCTGCTTGAATCGGTTCTGGAAGGATCCGCCGAATACTACAGCGCGAACTTATCGCAGAACATAAGGCGCGGGATGCACGAAAACGCGCTCGAGTGCAAAGTCAATAACGGCGCGATGCCGCTCGGGCTTATGAAAGGCGCCGACGGGCGCTATACGATTGAGCCTGCGGGCGCGACCGTCGTGCGCGATATTTTCGAGATGTACGCCGCCGGCTCGAACGTCATCCAGATAATCACGGCGCTGAATGCGCGGGGCTTGAAAACGAGCACCGGCAGGCGCTGGAATAAAAACAGCTTGCACCGCATACTTCGGAACGAGAAGTACGTCGGCATTTATAATTGGGGCGGCGTCCGTATCGAGGGCGGCATCCCGGCAATACTTTCAAAGGAGCTATTCAACGAAGTGCAGGAACGCATGAAAAAAGTCGCCCGCGCACCGGGCGCGAGCAGAACGGAAGTCGACTATATTCTGACCGGCAAGCTCTTCTGCGGTCATTGCGGCAGTCCGATGATCGGCGAAAGCGGAACGAGCCGCAGCGGCAAAAAATTCTACTACTACTCTTGCGCCGAACGCAAACACCGGCGCGCTTGCAAAAAGAAGCCCGTCCGAAAGGAATGGATCGAGGAAACGCTCGTCAGGCTCCTGCGCGAGCGGTGTCTGACCGACGACGTCATCCGCGTGATCGTCGACGCGGCGATGGATCTGCAGGAACGCGAAAAGGACGACAGCGTTCTCCGCGGATTCGAGACGGAGCTCGTCGAAGTTAAGCGCGCGATCGCGAACTTGATCTCTGCCATCGAGCAAGGCATTATTACGCCCAGCACGAAGCAACGGCTCGACGATCTCGAAGCGCGGCGCGTAGATCTGGAAGTCGCGATCGAGGATGAAAAGGTTCAGCAGCCGCAGTTGACGCGCGACCAGCTCACGTTCTGGCTCGAACGGTTCCGCGACGGAGATCCTTCGGATCCGAAGTTCCGCGAATCGTTTATTGAGATCTTTGTGTCTAAGGTCTACCTTTATGACGACCATTTCCGCGCGGTTTGCAATTATACCGGCGACAGCGAAGGCATAACATACGACTTTGTCAACGATATAGAGAGCTGGGGCGACGCTGGCGAAGTGTTCGACTTTGAAGCCCCGAGCTCCACCATTGGGGGCGCAGTCGAACACTGGGGGCTGTTTGTGTACAGTACCGGGTTCGTTGCATCCATACCATTACCGACGCCGTAAGGCGCCAAAAAGAAAAGCCCCACCGCGGAAGCGGCAGGGCTTTTTCTTTTGTGTTGATTTAGTAAGCGGTGGCGCCGTCTGCATAGAACACACGCCAGTCGAAGCCGAGCAAGAGCCCGATGCGCTTCGCCATATCAGGTGAAGGGGTTTTCTTCCCGCTGATGATATAAGTGAAGTATGAGCGGTCAACGCCTAAGATGAGCGCCGCCTGATTTTTGTTAAGGTTGCGCTGCGCGAGCCCGTTCTCGACTTCCACGGCCGCGCGGAACTTTACCGCGTCCTCGCTTTCGTAGGGTTCAGCTTTTACGAGAGTCACAAAATCGTCGCCTTCGACTTTAATATCGGAGACTGCGCTCGGGGCGGGTTGCTCTTGCTGTTCATCGTCAAACCATACAAACAGCGCATCGCCCGCCATAACAACAGCTTCCTCGAGTGTATCGGCTTCGGTTACACAGCCGGGCAGATCAGGAAATTCCACCCAGTAACCACCTTCTTCGGCTTTGTGAAAGACTGCAGGGTAAATTATATTTTTCATGTTTTTATCTCCTTATTTTTATTTTGTGCAGGTAGGGCTTATTTCAGCCCTGCCTGCTTGAGTATCGCTTGTTCGGTTCCTTTTTTCAGCTCCTTGCTGTGCATTGGCACCGTTGTCTGTTTTCCCGTTTGTGGGTTTCGCAGTCTCAGGTGCGAGGTTCCCGGTTGTCGAACTTCTTCGAAGCCGTTCGCCTTTAAGTATTTGACCATTTCTTTCGGTGTCATTGGCATCTGTTACCACCTCCTGTTTACATTCTTATTATACTACTTTGTTGACCGAAAGTCAACACTTTTTCGCAAGAAAAATGCGATTTTTTTAATTTTTTTGCAAAAAGAAAAAGCCCGCAGGACGGCGTGTATTTCCGTCTGCGGGCTTTGTTTATTTATTGGGTGTTTGTGCATCGCCGCTGTCCGTTGGCGTTGTGGCGCCGTTCTTGGCGGTCTTTTCGTCGCTTCCGTCCTTTTGTTCGACGGCAGACGATTCCGCCGCCGCTGCGCCGGTCTTTTTCTTGATCGCCGCCTTGAGTTTATCAAATAAGCCGCTTACAAGGTCGCCCGCGGGCGTTGCCTTAATAATTGCGTAAATGGCTTGATCAAGCGTAAAAATAGCAAGTCCGACCGCGAAGAAGTATTCCGCGGAGAACTGCCCCGATGCCGCCAGATAGATCGCCGACGCGATCAGCGAGAAGCCGATCGTGATCGTGAGATATAAGAAGTGGCGCCATTTTTCGGCGAGCTTCCTGAACACATTCCCGTATTTGAGGATGCAGAGTAAAACGACGCCGCCCAGAGCGATGAGCCCGAGCGGCAAGCCGTAGGTTTTGATGAAGTTGATGATCAATTCGTCCATGTGATTGTCTCCTTATTTTTTGCTTTTCTTCCGAGCAACAGGCGGATCGGCATAGATAGCCTGAACGCCCTGCTCCGTCAGGAAGTCCTTCAACTCGTGCTTTACGCGCTGGGCATAATCGAGCGCGGCGCGCATATCGCCGTTACAATGCGCGTCTGGAATGCGCTGAACGGCGCGGGCTGTCGCTTCCCCGAGCGCGATAGATGCGCCGATGGCGCGGATCGTGTTGAGTTCGTTTTTTTCGCGGGCTTCTTCGCGCTGGGCTTCGCGTTCTTCGCGGCGTGCTGCTTCTGCAGCCGCCTCCGCGTCGCGCTTTTCGATCTTGCGTTGTAGTCTCCAAAAGAACAGGCCGACAAGCCCGCCCGTGAATGCTGACGGCAGTCCGATTGCGAGAGCGAACTGCCAGACTGTTAGCGTCATGTGTTTACTTCTCCTTTTTTGAGTATTTGAACTGCGGGCGGCAATTCGGTTCCGAGCGTTGCGTTATAGGTCGTTTGAGCGGCAGCGATCCGCTCGTAAAGATCCACGTCGTCGCGCTCGTTAAGCCTGATTGCCATGTCCCTGATAATTGCGTTCTGGAGATCCACCAGAGCGCAGAGCTTTGCGATGAGTTCCGTATTCATTGAGCCTCCGATTTATTCAACCGTAAACGGCTCGCCGATGAACGTCTCGTATTGCTCGGCGGTAAGTATGCCAGCGGCAACGTCGTCGCGGGCGATCGTCTTAACGTCGGGCTTCAGTTCGGCGGGTATGCTCGCAAAAGTGCGGGCGCCGCGCTGAATGCTGCGCCAGTAACTGTAGGCGATAGTTTTGACTGCCATCTTTTAACCTCCTATAATTTGTTCGTAGATCTCGATCAGGGCTTCGTCCTGCTGCGCTAAACGCTCATAAAGGGCGATCGCCGTCTCATCCGATTGTGCGAGTTCTTCGGCTTGCCGTGCGGTTGTGGCGCGCAGATCCGCGACTTCCCCGCCGCCGTCCGTTTCGATAACGAGAACAGTCTCGGCGCCGTCGATAGCGTTCTGCCCCGCCAGATTGTAAGGGGAGCCTTTGAAAGCTATTCCGACAGCTTCGTCTTTTGTCGCTTCGATAAACGAGCCTTCGGAGCTCAGCTTAATAAAACGGACAGAGTCGGTCATTCCGAGCTCCGTCCCGCTGGTAGTAATGATTTTGAACATCATGCACCTCCTTCGATGACTTTGAGAATATATTGCAACGTCGCAATGTCCGCATTAAAAAATGCGTGATTCCATAACCAGTGGTCGGGATGCTCACGCATTTTGTAAGGCTTCAATTTTTCGTCGTTCCAGATTCGGCTCCACGCTTCGAGGCGTTTCGCTTCGTCTTTCGGGTTGGGTTTCGGTCGGAGTCGGCTCTGGATCTCCTGCGTAAGCCGCCCGCGCTCGATTCCGCTTCCGTCGTCGTTTCGCGCCAAGTATTGGTGGGCGTTTTCGCTTGTCGCGAAAAAGAGTGGCTTGCCGTCTTTTTCGATGATCTCGCCGTTCAGGGTGCAAAGCGTTCCGAACGGAAGGTTGACGGCGCCGCTTAAACTTTTACAGCGTAGTCGTCTGTGAACCACATATTGCATGGCTGGGTGTCCTCCTTAAAATTTTCGATTTTCTCGGCTGAAAAGCCGAACAGCTTGTAGAATAACCGCCGCAACGATAAGATTCGGTTGTGGTCGTCGTAGTTCTCGAAGTATGCCAAAGAGCTCTGCGTGAGCGTGTATAGATCGTCGAGCGTTTTCTCTTTGTTCTCGATCTTCCGTTTGAATGCTTTCAATTTTCTGCGGAACCTGTAAACGCTTTCCCGATTGCCGTGAATGACGACGCGACCGGTTTCGGTAAGCTGGAACTTTGCTTTGCAGAACTTGAAGGGCTTCGTAAGCGGCTGGATGCGCGTTTTCGCGAGGCTGACCTTCAGCCCGATGCTCTCCGCCTTTTTAACGAATTGTGCGAGCACGTCGTTCGGATCGCCGTCGGGCGGAACGAGGATCGCATAGTCGTCCATGTGGTGCCCTGCGCCTTTCAGATGAAGCTGGCATTTCAGAAAATTGTCAACCGGAGACGGCAGCGCGACCATCTCCATCTGGCTGATCTCAACACCGAGCGGCAGTCCCATACCGCCGGGAACGAGAAAACGATCGGCAAGATCTCGAATGTTGGGATGCAGAAGGATTCGCTCGTGTCGTTGATATATTGCCGAATGCGGCGCCGAAGGGAAGAATTTTTTGAAGTCGGTCAAAATGATCCAGCCTTCCCTTCCGTAATGGCGGTAGTGCCACCTGAGTTCGTCGGCAAGCGCATGAAGTGAAAAGTGGAAGCCTTTGCCGGGAAGATTGGCGCCGTTATGGTTGATCATGTCGGGCGTATATAACGGCATCAGAGCGCGCTGATTCAGGGTTTTATGTACTTGACGATCCTGTATTCTCGGCGCGCTTATAATGCGCGTTTTGCCTCGCTCATTCAACGGAAAAACGACGTACTTCCCGGGCTTCCATTTTTTCTCGAACAGCAGTCTGCGGCATTTTGCAGTTTGCGAAAATAGGTGCATCTCGAAGCGTTGGACGCTGTTCTTCCAGCGCACACCGTTGCAACACTTTCGCCCTGCCTTAAACATCGCGTTGTAGGTAAATACGCGAGCTAAACCGCCGACCGCTCGGGCGCGGTCTTTTCGGTGTTGCTCACGCTTTGCTTTGCGTCGTTGGTACCTTGCTTCGTGCCGTTCGTCGCTTGTCATAATTTTCGCTACCTCGCGCGGCTGTGGTGTAGGGTGCGTTCTAAGCCGCTTTGACCGTGCACATGAAACGGGTTACGCACAATAGCCCGCCATGCAAGAAGCGTCCGTGCACGGTCGTCAAAGAGCAGTTTTGGAATTTCTTCCGGGAAATCATCTCTCCTTTCGCATCAGTCGGTTCACATAAAGCTACTTTTTTTGACTTTCTACCCTTACGGGGAGAATGCGAAATCCGGCGCCACCGCCCGCGAATTGTTTGTATTGTTATTGTTCGCGGAACCGCTCGAACCGCCGCCGCAGAAATTATTGTTATTATTGTAAAAGGGCGACCGCGACCACCAGAAAGCCGAGCAGCAAATATACAGAGATGCACCCATAAAAAAGAGCCTACTCTTTTTTATCTGATTTTAACACGCCGGTCAGGAGCGTGTTTTCTTTGTCGATAAGTTCCCCGAGCGCCTGCGCCATTTTATCGAGGCGCTTCAGCGCATCGTTCTTTTCGACCGCCTTCCCTGACGAAGTTTCAAAACACCCTGCGGGGTTCAGGATCATGATCCGATAGCAGAGCGACAGCTTGACGTCGAGCGCCATAAGCGAAGCACGGGCTTCGAGCAGATGCCGCTCACGCAGTTCCCGCCGAACGGCATCCGATGGGAATATACTGTTTGCTTTTTCGGCATTGTCAACCACTTCGGAAGCAAGCCGCGCGACATCCGCCGCCAGCAGGCGCGAATATCTTGCCGATAACCGCGTCAAAAACGTGATCGTCCGCGTGTAGATCTCGTTTGCCGTGTTGATAAATTCCGCTTTACTTTCCGATCGGTTTGATTTTAATACTGACATGATTTTTTTCCTGAAAATTTTCGCCCGCTTCGCGGGCGGAAGGCGCGGGGGCTTTTCATCCCTTTGCGCCCGCTGTCGCGGGCGTGATTGCTTGGATCCTG